GCGAAGCAACGCTTCCGTATTTAGGCTAATATGATCACCCGGTAATACCTCCGAAATACAAGCCGGAATCAGCTGACCAATGTTAAACGAAATTTAAAATCATGAGAAAGATCGAACACGTTCTTACTGACGGAAGGACTGGGGGCTTGAACGGCAATCTTATTGCCGGTATCAAGAATTCGTTGTGCCATTAATGGTATAGATTGGGATAACGTTGTTTAAGATCGTCTGACGGAGACGGACTACCGAGCTTATTAGTAAGCCAATTCCATATCGATTGAACAGCGCGATATGGAGCACTGTCATTAGGCTGCTTGCCCTGCATACGCATGGACACGTCCATGTTCTGTAACGTCTTGCTGCCAAGAATGAGCTGAGCCTCCGCTTTGATCTTAGCAGAATCGGCAGCAGACGTAGCTTGCTGTTGCGCGTCAAGCGCAATGCGCGCGACAGCTTCCTGTAGCGTCTTCTCTTGCATAACAGCAGCACGAACATTACTATCTATAGTCATATCAGTATCAGCCTTATTCTTAGCTGTCTCAGATGACACAAGATCAGCATTAAACTGCTTCATAAAAGCGGTATAGTTAGCCTGCACAATCGCAGAAGCAGCGTCAGCATTGTTCTTAGCTATATTACTATCAGCCAACGGTTTAATAAAATTGTTAGTCTGATCCTGACCAGCAGTCTGACTTGTAGTAAGACCAGCCTGGGCAGCTTTCAGCGTAGTGTCCTCAGCAACATTTGCTGTATCTGCCACGGTCTTAGGCACAGCCGCATCAGTTAAACGCGTATTATTGTAAGCAGTCACGCCAGCAGATAGGGCTTGCCCATAATCAACCGGTGCACGGGGCTGCGCGACATAACGAGACGCAACTGCCAACGGTGCAGCGGTGGCGACTGAATTATCCGCCTGTCCGTAAATGAGATTTGGATTGAGCCCAGCAGCAACGTCCCGCGCCATCTGCGCCGCGGGGGCATTGTATGCATTCTGCGCGTTCCACTGATTGGTGTTATAGATATTCTGCTGTTCTTGTTGCTGCGCCTGAAATTCGCGATTCTGCGCATTATTACTATCTGTATTAGCATTGTTGATAAGCCCTGAAATGACAGAACCCACAACCGGTATCGCACCAGCGATCACCGAAAGCGTTGAATCAGCCATAGTTAAAAATTTAAATTGTTTAACAAAACGTGACATACCTGTCACTTAGCACTAATATGGCAAGCAAAAATTAGTGCTTAACCTTACGCTGGAGAATCTCACCAGTCTCAACATTGATCGCGATACGATCATCGGGAGGAGTAATTAACTCCAACTTATATTGAGCTAACATAAACCGACCCAAACGAAACGCTTCGTTAGAAGTCATAGAAGGATCATGAGACCAAGCTGTGAACACAGCAGTAGCGAGTGAAGGGGAAGAGGTCAATTCCTTGAATTGAGCCTCCGAAAAAACATACTTACGACTTGACATCACTAACAGGATTAACGAGCGTTTGCGCTTTAGCATTAACAGCCCTATCAAAGGCAAGATCAGCACGCTTCTTTGCTGCAGAAGCCTTTTGATCGATCAACGTCTGTTCCAAAGCCGTAGCGCGCTCACGATAACGACGAGCAGCAGTAATACGGTCAAAGGGATCCATATTATCAAACTGGGACACGTCAACATCAGAATACGAAGCCGGTGAGGCAATTGGAGGAATAACTTGTCCACGAGAAAAGCGAGCAAGAATATCACGGATAGTAAGAGACTTACCCGGAACAGTGATTGTAGCCCAATTAGTAGGGCGGTACGTAGTGACGAACTGGTAACTACGATGAGTACGATAAAAAAGATCATTCATGATCAACACGAGCTTTAGAACGGTTACGGAAGTTGCGAACAGCGGCTTTACGAGCCTCTTCCTGCGCGCGGAAGTAACCGTCATATGTACCAAAAGCATCAAAATAACGCTGCCGAGAGGAGGTATATGCCTTAAGATGCACATCAGGCATAAGCAGCGAACGATCACGTTTAACGAGATCAGCCCATAGTTGAGAAACCGGGCAGATAAATAAGCAATTGACTTGCTTAACCTCACCCGTAGCAGGGTCTACGAGCGCACGCGGGACGTAATGCCCGGTAGCCTTGAATAACTTGTCCCGATAATAGCGGGGCATGGAAAGTTTAACACCGCCATCGAGCGTAACATAACAACGCTCAAGATCATCGAGATGATAACGACGAATAGCCGAAGATAAATAGTTTAATCCTAATTGAGAAGAAAAAAGATGAAATTCTTTTTGCCGGTCATCAGACGAGCCAAAAGAACGCCCGAAACGCTTAAACATATACCCAAGGGTATAAGCGACACAACCGGTAGTAAAAGGGCGATCATCAAACCAAATCTCACCGATCGGATAACCACGTTTATCCCGCCAACACTGTTCAACGAGCTGAATATCAGCATTAAGAAGAGTAACATGATAATGAGGGCGATGCTTACGCGAGCCATACTCACCACAAAGAAGATACTTAATAGGAACGGTATAATCGAACAATACCTCATTAGGCATATGTTTAGCCTTAGCTTGACGCTTACCAGCATCATAATGGGCAGCACGAAGCCGCTTAATAAATAGCTGACAATCACGCTTCGATAAGTTCATATGCTTATTAGCAGTGATAGGAACATGCGCAGTGTCATATGACAAACGCATCCAAATAACAGTAGTAGACACGAGCAATTGCTGCTCGATACGAAACGCCCAGCTCTGTGTACGTCTAACAAGACACTGAGGACAATTGCCACACGGCACTGGATTGCCATGTGCAATATAAGGAGTAGAACACATTTCCGTAAAATATGAAAAAGTTAAAAAAAAGGGTTAAAAACCTTTTTAACTATAAAAAATTATAAAAATTATTAAAAAAATAGTAAAATAAAAGAATAATAATGATAATATTTATAATTTATTAAGAGGATGCTACGCCCTCTTAACAACACCAGTAATGAGGGGGGCGATCGCCCCCCTCAAACTCCCCGATTGCGCGCCAAGGCGCGCCAATAGCAGAGAACAGTACATGCGCTAACGCTCATGTATGCACTTAAACAGGCAACTTAGCACCAGCGTGTTGCTACGCAATGAAGAAGTTGTTTACATTCCACTGCGTTCCATGTGAACACTAAGGTGCGCTACGCGCGTTAATTGAGCCTGCGGCGCTGTTTTTAGGGATGCTACCGCCCACTAAAGATCAGGCGTTACAATACGAGGTAACGCGCGATGAACCTTGATCGCGTGAAACCAATGCACTAACACGTGCTGAACAGTTGGATCAATAACAGCAAATATCCTATCCATATCAGCACCCTGACTAATCTCAAGGAACTCCTGCGCCAGCGCAGGAAGCGATGCAAACTTACGCGCCAAATGCCAGTAGTCAAGGCTCGTGCGGAAGTCACCAGCAACACGGTTCATCTGTGACTTATATTCCGTGTAACGGGGAAGGTAACCCCATGTAGCAGTATTACCGGTATCGGGGTCAACAGAAGCAGTATCGTAGTACAACTCTTGATTAAGGATCGGCTGTTCGCCAAGGTGAGCGAATTCCGGCCATGCATAATCAAAGCGATCAAATCGCGACCACATCTTTGGTATACCCTGGTAATACCCGGTCGCTGGTATAACAGAGCATATACACATTAACCAACCGTGCTCAACTGCACTATAGGAGAGATCAGTAGCATGGCGGGCAGCACTAATACCGTGACCAGTCATAGTACCCTGCGGAGCATCAGTTGTACCGGTAGTATTTAACACCTCACTAATACTAATCGGTTGTACTGTATTGCCGATATACTCCGATCTGTCAATCTTATCAGGTAAATATGCCTTAAAATGCCGCCACAGCAACTCAACATAACGAGTACCACCGCGAGCATCAGCCTCGAGAAAACGCTGCAGCGCGTTAGCCATACGCAACTGCTCAATAGTCCCAGCTTGAGCAAGCATGTCATCAGAAGATATAGACAGCGCGCCGCGCGGATCGAGCGCAACACCAGTGCCACCGCCATCAAGACCGATACCATCAGTATCGGAAGTACCTGTACTTACCAAGGCAGTTGCAGATAAACCAGTATGATCGGTACGATTAACATGCCATTGTGTCTCCAAATTGGCAGACACCGGCAAGTCACCAACAAATGCCGGAATTACAACGGCATCGCCCTTTTGCGGCCAAGGCTTTGCAGACGTAAAATAATCCCGGTCATTATTACGAATACGAATAGGAAATAATTCCTCCTGCTCACTATTATCGCCATCAACCAATTGACCAGCATACTGCCATTGAAGTGGCTGGAAGTCCTCATCACGGTACCAATCCCACCACACCCGCTGGTAAGCGGAAAATGGAAGAGCATTAACAATCTGTGACGGATCACCACCATCGCCATTATTCCAACTACCAAGAGGCAAACCGAGGTAATCACCAAGGCTATTACTAACTACAGTGAAATTAGACAAAAATGGTGCAGCCGGCCCATCCACGCCCTCAACAGGCGGAGATATAAATGACTCCCAATTGGGCCACAAAATACGATTTGGGATGAAAAACCATTCGGAACGAATAGATAGCCGATGGAGTACGGGAGCAAGCATAGGTTGCAT